TTAGTGGTGGAGCCGTCTGGGCGACCACCTTTCCTACCTGACTTGTCGGGGTTGCCCTTGTTCGGAGAGTCGAACGGAACGTCCGGTATGTCGAACGTGTCTGGCCAGCGTTCGTCCTCGTATTCTCTCCTCGAAGCTTCAAGTGACTGATCGAATCCAAACTCAGTGAGAACGGTCTCCCTAGACATGTCACCACGGTCACGCAACGACTGGATCATTGAAACGACAGATGGGTCGAACTCCAGCTCCATGCGCCTTGGTGAAAACTCTATGAAGGTGTCCTTGTCGAAACCTACGTCCGCGTTCGACGGGTGCTCCGTTGTGGCCTGAATCACATGCTTCTCGATTGAACGCTTCATCATGTACCTGCGACTAGCCATGCCGCGAGCAATCACGCGACCCATAGTCATCGAAGTCTCCTTGTTGCCGGTGTCATCAGGCATGACGAACATGCCCCATAAGCGAGCAAGGATTCTCTGATCAATGACATCCCACTTGCTTTCGTTCAGAACATGCTGAATGTCTGGAGTGATGATCTCGATATTGATGCGGTGATCAGAAACGATGATAGGCGAACGAGACTGTGCCCTTACTTGCGCGGCAGTATTATCAACCTCGGTCTTTGTTGTGGGCATCTGGTCAGAACCTCTGGTAACTAAAACGATGAAATTGATTCCGCCCAGAAGGAACGCACGGTCCATCTCTCGGAGCTGATGCTTGAGGTCTAGGAGGGGAAAGATGGACTTCATGCGAACGCGAGAGAATCGCTCAAACGGGGACTTGGTCAATGTGTGCTGCCACACGTACTGGGGGTTCAGGAGTTGAAGTCGCTCTACGGGAACATCCTCATCTTCGAGCTTCTCCGCTTCTGCCTCCGATGGTGTGTATTGACCAAGGAAAAGCATGCTAGTGAATTCGTCTGTACTACTAGGTGAGAAGTCCTCTTCTGTGATGTATGCAAGCTGCGTGCCACCAAAGGGATCCTGATTTACGGGAACAACACTCAACGGATCAAGGAAACCGAGTTTCACAGGAACGACAATGTCGTACTCCTTGCGTGATGGTCTCTTCTCCTTCATGGTCTTGACCTTGTAAGTCTTCTTGCCCCACCATCGAACCGGATAGACGACAGACGTAACGTACAGCTCCCGCCACATCGTTCGCACGAAGGAATCAAGATCGAGGTCTCTAGCAATCTGATCCCACACGTTCTCTTGATCTTTGTCGTCCATTGTCTCAAAAGTGATCCTCTGGAAAGCCATAGCCTCCGACACGTCGGCTACGTTGCCCACAACATCGTCATCGAGCGCCGTATAGGAGACCTTCATCTGGTCGTACACGGTTTTTGGGGTGACGTATTTGTCTGCCTGAAAAATGCCCCTGATGTTTCGATTCCCAGACCTAGAGTCCTCAGCCCAAGATGCAAGCGCACGCGATACGCCTGGATAGATTTCGTTGAGCCTCTTACCTAACTCGCCATCTAGCGAATCCCTAACCTCGGACGGGTCTACAGACGATGCAACAGCAACGCCTTTGATAATCTGCGACTCAAAATTGTTCTCATTATCAGAACTCATCTGCTCAGTTCAACTTCCTGTCGTGCTACCTCGACCAATCTTGATGCTGCCTTGAACTCAAATTCGATCAGGTCCATGACCTTCTGAAGCTGAAGCGTACGAAACGCCTTGGCCTTACGGTCCTGTGCTTCGATGCGAATGAGCTGTATCCATATCTCCGTACAACGACCCATCAAACCCATGCATACCTTCACAACTACATCGGGAGTTGATTCTGTGGACTCGATGATGGTGGACACCATCGCTTCTACTTCGTCAAATAGAGAGGCAACCTTCATGTGAAGGAGTCTAACACGACCTAAGCGAAGACTATGTCCACTACTTCGGGGGTATCTCGAACTTTGGTCATCTGGTCAAGAAGAAGCAACTCTTTACCGACGATCATCATGGCTGCAGCATCCAAAGTGTGGAATGAGCCGTTGTTGAATGACTTCTTGCCGTACGGGTTGGTCTCACTGCGTTGACGAGACCATGTAGACCCTTGCCACTCACCCAAAAGTCCCTGGTCCCAGGGGAGTATTAGTCGCTGAGAGTCTACGTACTGACGAAGTAGGTCGTATCCATATTCCTTGGACCTTGCCTTGATCTCGAAGTCTTTGGGGTCGTCGAACTCCTCAAACGGTTCCCAACCCACCACAAGCTTCTGATCTGCCGTGTACCCGACGATTCGATCCTTCTGCTTGGGCATCTCCTCATGCAAGTCCTGATACACAGGAAGACCCAGACCTCCACGGTCCATAGAGAATCGCCTAGGGTTGTAGAAGTCGAAGATCATCTGAACAATGCGGCGCTGGTCTGCAGCAGTTATGCGCTGAAGATTCAAGCGAGTCAGCAAACGAAGACCGCCTTTCTTCTTCATTGTCTCTTCACCAAATATGAGCATCTCGGACGGGTGGTTGGTAAGCCCCACGTCCATGCCAACCCATATTTCAGGCCAATCTTTGTGAGACCCAGGAAAGTCAATGAAGTCACCAATCGCCTTACCGCCCATCAAGTGTTCGTCCGTCAGGCGAAGGTGGTAGTAAATGTCCTGGTTATAGTCAGAGCCCTGGATGTCATCGACAGTCTTCATCAGCCTATGCAACACGAACAGAGGGTTGGTAGCATCACCGTGAAGACCGTATATGTTTCGCTTGTAGTCAGGCGAATCCCTGCTTCCGTACTGCTCTATCTTGTCGGTGCGTTCCTGGTCTGACCACGTTGGCCTATGCATAGCTGTCTTGCGATGAACCGACCACGACGACGTATCCTGAGAACGTCGATAGAACTCGTCATGCACACCACGCGACACACCATGAGCCCTCCACTGCGCACCTTCCTCACCATGCCTGAGAGTCTCGATAAGCTCCAACCACCCCGCATAGGGATAGTCCTGAGCCTCGTCCATCTCCAGTCGCAGAGGGTGCAGACCTTTGACGCCCTTACCGTCCCTCTGTGGAATGCGTCCAAGAATCTTCGTTCCGTTACGAAAGTCAACCTGAAACGGTCGGTGCTTGAACCCCCTACCAACCCCACCTGGCAACAGCTCGCGCGTAATCCTGTGTTGCTTGATCCTGTCCTCGATGCGTGACGTAAGCGGCGCGAGGTGTACGGCTTCCGGTGCGGTCACAACCATCTCAGCACCAGGATGCTGGATAGCAAAGACCCACCCACGGAGAATAATGGATGCAGTCTTACCGATAGCTCGAGCACATTGGTCAATGATGTATGTCGAGTCGTCGCGCCACCATGAGTATTGGAAGTCCCAGCAACGGAAGATGAACTCTTTATTGGACGCCATCGGATCGTCCCACACCAACTCGGCTAGGTCTATGCCAGAGTTGTCCTCGATGAGCGCAACAAGGTACGATTCGTCAGTTGAGAGCGTTCTTGTTTTCTCTTTTATTGCCATGTGGTACCGATGCTACCGTATCAGAATGGGATGGGGAGCAACAACCCAATTTCATGGATCATGTCTGTAAGTTGCAACTTTGCGAACGGCGGATCTCCTTCTGGCGGTACGTCCCTATCTACGATGAGATGAATGCGTTCATCATCGGTCAGGTTGAACACTGCATGAGGCCGATAGTGTCGTACCAGAAAAGGGATTCCAAATTGCGGCTCTATCGGATGTGGAAATCCTTCTTCCCAATAATGTCCCGCTGCACGTATTGGAACATGCCATCTCTCTTTATATGGTCCTTGGTCGATATGTGGAACAATGAAACCCTGTGGTCTGATGGAGGCCAAGAAGCATCTATGGATTGGCCCCTCAATGCCAATGTCAAGTGCAATCTGATTGTCTAATGCGCCAGTGTGGCTACGACCGTGTGATATGCCGTGCTTTTCATATATCGTCGGGACACTCCACTGTTCAGTTTTTATGAGTTCGTCTAAGTTCATCACAGTTCCTTCTGCCATATCCTCTGATTCACACGGAAATGGTCATCCAGTTCTGCAAACTCCGGTATTGCGACCTTACGTATCCACTCAATTATGTCTTCCTGATGTACGCGATTGTGCGTGCGTTCCTCATCGTCTGATCTGTCGTGAAGACCGATGAGCGTCTTGAGGTCCATGAATAGGTTCAGAATCTTGGCGTTCTGTGCGTCCCTATGCACGCCAAACTCACCTGCACGCTGAAGAAGGTTGGATATGTAGTCAGCGGTTGACTCCTGTTCTGACTCCACCCTGTTCTTGCGCCCAATACCGAGATGTGCCTTCACGGAAATTATGTTCTTGTCGATGTCAATCTTGTCTTTACGCACAACCTTGTCATCATATTGGTTTCCCTCATAGTCGGTCTCGCGTATCATCCACGCGCTGTAGCGATATGAAAGCAACTCCATAGCGAGCAATCTGTCAAGGTCTTGCAGGTCTGCGATGTTGTCAAAGCTGTACTGTTCTTGGTACTTATCAAGCGCACTCCTGAACCAAACAGCCTCTTCAGGTATGAGAACTATATACTCTGTGCCAGATGATCCGTTGACGACTAAGCTATCGTCTATCTCTTCTTCTTCTTCAGACTGACGTAACTGCGCGAGTATTTCCTCGTCTGTCAACCTCTCCGACATTCAGTACCCCGCCTTTCTTCCAAATCCTCAACTCAGGTGTGCGTTGAATCGACTGTATGTGGTCTATCGACCAGAAGTCAGATCCCTGCACCGATTCGTACCAACGGTGCTTACGAAGCTTGTCCTCGAATGACATCATGTCATAATCAAGCACGTAAGTAACCGGCACTCCAGCATACGGTACATTGAAGTGATACGTAGGCAATCTTCCTGCCCTTAACCTGTGGTCTGGATAAGAAGCGCCGTGAACAAACGGAATGAACATGGTCTCGTCTTGTGGTGCCCACGCTCCATCAATGCGAATATGGTCTTCGTCCCATAGGTGACAAAGCCTCACGCGTAGAGCCTTGCCTGGATACTCTTTAGATGCCTTGCGTACAGCGTCAGGATCAAGTGTGACCTCCGTAGGCTTGATGACGGCGATGTGGTCGTCTTCGGTGGGGTGGAAGGATTGAGCGGCATCAACCCACGCTTGGTTCTTGGCCATACCATCGTTCTCCTGAGACGAGACTCGTAGGTACGTGATGCTGTCTGCGTACTCGCCCACAAAGTCGAACTCTTCCATCTTAGCGTCAGGTTCGAGTGCGACGTGAATCTTGTCAGCCCACCTCGTCACCCTATCTAGCACAGGGTCGAGATACCTATCTACCTCACCCTCGCCGACGATCATGATTGCGTATATCAACCGAGTTCTTCTTCTATTGCTTCCATTGTCTTACGAAGCTTACTACGACCGAGTTCCCGAACTGCTACACCACACTCAGCACACAGGAGAACCTCAGCCTCATCACCACACGCCACACACTTACCAACAAGCTCCGCTAGTGGCTTCAAGTCAACTGGTTCCACGAAATCTACAGTCCACGTGTCGCCAGTTGTTGGAACCGTAAAGGTACCACCACTCGAATATCCTGCTGGATCATTGGAGATGATGTCTCCGGTATTGTATTCCATGCTGCTCATTGTAAAAGTCATATCATCAACTTTGCTTCTATAGCGTCAATCATTACATCAGCCTTATCCATGTTCTCACGAATGGTCTCACGGACTTCCTTCATGGTTACGAAATTGGAATACATTCCCTCAACGATGTGCGTCACTTCTGGATTCTGATCTACGAGTGCGTACAGGCTCGACAGACCCTCCAAGTAAGCTGCGAGGATGACATTCGTTTCGGCAAAAGCCTGAGTAGAAGTGTTGGCGTGCATACCAACGAATTGCGAGTTCATGAATCACCTAAAAGAATCTGGACCAGCATATTGCCCTTCCTAGTCAGCCTCAACGTCCTGCGCTTACCAGTGGCGTGAGACAAGTACTCATCGGCGAGCAAATCATTCACATGGAACTGGACCGTAGACCTAGAAGAGAGACCCACAGTTTCGCGTAGTTCTTCGACGGTTGGACCGAATCGTGCTTCGGACCAGTGGTCAGATACAGCCATCAATACCTTGAATTTCGTGTCGCCTTGTCTTGGTACTTGTGTCATTGTTCTACTATACCCGAACGTATCATGAACCGCAACCTTCTGGAATAGAGTTTCTCGCAGAAATTACGGATGACTCATAAGAGTCGTGTGTTTCAAGGAGTCATAGTTCCCCTGCTGCGCGACGGGGAACCACTCGCTGGCGCTCGTGACTAAAGAGACTTCGTGAACTAGATCTTGTTTCATATGACTCTTAAGAGTGCTGAGCTTCCGTAATCCTAGTACACCCAAAAAATCGAAGCTTCACGTGAACGCTATACAGTGACAATGTCCAGAACCTCGAAGCCTCGCAACCAAGCGGCAGCCATCGAGACCTGACCTACACGACGTGGCATGACCAGGAATCTATTCCCACCATCCTTGTGCTTCTCCATGTACTCGCGCACAGAAGATTCCGTTGCTGCACCGAACTGATACACCATGTCTACGTGAATCTCTGTGGGTGCGTTGCGCTTATCCATAGCTTTGTGCATCTCTTTCCAGAAGTACGCTGGATACTCGTCGTACATGTGGTTCTTCCACTCTGGAGAGAAGATCAAACGGTAAAGATCAGATACTTCACCGCTCCATATCCACTTTCCATCGTCGCCTGGGATGGCGAGCAAAATCTCTTCAGCCACAGATTCTCCCCATTCGGGGTCTATTGCTTCTGCTTCATCAACAAGTTTGTGCATCGAATCCTCTCATTTCATGTTCGACTCTACTCGAACAGTAGCACGATGTCAACATAAAGCAAAAGGGCCCCGAAGGACCCTCTCGCTCACTGATGGAATGGTTCCCGTTACGTACCACTCTCTGCCATGAATTATAGCACAGTCAGGCTTAAGTACGAGTTGAGGTCTGACGTTGCCCGCTGCAAAGGACCGTCCATGTAATGCAACTGACCAGGGGCAAAATCATCGGTGTAGAGGAACTTAAGCTCGTCCATCCTTTTCTGCAGGGTGGCGAGGATTGCGCGTAAAGTTGTAGCAGACGCCTGCTGCTCGTAGTCCACAGGACCAGCAGTCGCCTTGAAGTTGACAGCCAAAGTCAGAATCTTGTTACGCAACAGCCTTGCACCAGCGTAGATAACTATGAGCATCTGAAACTGCTCGGGCAGATTGTCCTCAGTCGTAGCGTGGTCTGTGAAATAGTCCTTACCAGAATCCAGCGTAGGCGTTATGTCGTCGCCATCAAGAATCGTGTACTGAGTCAACATGGTTGCGAGCCGAGCGTCCCAGAACCCATCTGCGATGTACCCGAGATAGTCACCGGCACCCATGTCAGGGAACTGCTCGGCACCAGGAGAGTTCAGCTCTCTGGTCAGCATCGGGATTAGGTCAGTAAGTGGTGTAGGCATCAGGGTGCATCTCCTGGTCCGTCATAAACCCTGTAGGTAAGGAGGTCTGACTCGTATTTCCTGTCGACTCCGTTCGACACCCACATCTGAGCCGAGTAATCCGAAGGCTCCGCCATGTCTGTGGTA